ATTCTTATATGATGGATTAAATTGATAACCTTGTGGTTGGAATTTAAAATATGCCTCAAGTTCAAACTTTACGCTTGACTCTGTATTAATCTTTAAATATACTGCGTTGATTTGTTCAACATTGATTACATCTGGCATAATATATCACCTTCTCATTATATATGTACTATTTATAATGAATGCTAGTAGTCTCCTGCTTGGAATTTCATCACTGCTATAATGTTATTAATAATGAAGTTACGACTGTGGATTGTTTTAACAATATCTTCAAGGTAATTTGCTCTGCAGCTATGATAATCAATCTTTAAACTTAGTTTGATAATATCAGGATCAGCTTGAATATATTGGTTAATGTCTTGGCGAATAACTTTTTTCTGATAAGGTTTCCATCCAAACTCACGCAAATCCTCTTCGGCCATAGATCCATCAATCCATTCACGTTTATTTAATTCAAGTATTTTATAATCGTATCGAAGCTTCTTAACCTTAAGCGCTTCTTTATAATACATGTTATAATATTTTGAATGAAGTTGTGGTATCTTTTTTGCTTCTTGCGCTAATTGAGTTTCATCAATTTTAGAATCAGCAGCCCAAATTTCACTAATATCGTCAGTACTCATGTTAACCTCTCATTGTGCATATAATACTATTGTATCACACTTATAATGGATTGTCAACCAATTTTTGTATGGGTAAACCTGTCATATCTGAATACCATTGATGCTTCTGGGTATACAATGTCTTGCTGAGTTACGTCTAAAGTAATCTGACTTAATGATACTGGAAAACAATTTAAGAATGTAAATGCTATGTTTGGATTTTTATTGCTATTTAATATAGTAATAGAAATATCAGAAACAATACCATCGTCTGTTTTCTCTAATCTGCCAAACTGAGCAAGTTCTACTGGTGAAGTGATAGCCTCAAGCCAGTCTAAACATTCAAAATAATTGGCCATGTTTTCGTCAACAATAAAACTCAAATCTAATTCTTGGTATAATAACTTGTCAGGCGTATTATATAGAGTACTTAGTGGGTTTGGTGTTTCAACGGCACCGGCGCTTACTCCAGGAACTTGCATCCTTTGAGTATAAAATTCTACGTTTGGTAATCGCTTTACATTGACTGTAAAACCGATAGGAGACAAAAAATTTGTGTTCATTATGCATTTTCCTATTTACATCTGCTCAAAACTGTGATATTATTTATTTAAATTAGGTTTACTGATTCTAAATAAATAGTATTCCTTATTATAAATGACTATATAATGGAGCTTTAAATGAGTAACGACTTTAGAATTTTAACAGCACGTCAACACGTTAGAGAAAGAATCGGTATGTACCTCGGTTCAAGTTCTCAGGAATCAGTTGAACGTTTTGTAAAAGGTGAATGGAAAACATCTAAGTATGTTCCTGCACTTTCCAAGATGATTGACGAAATACTTGATAACTCGATTGACGAAGCTATTCGTACTAATTTCAAACATGCAAATAAAATTGATGTATCTATTAATATGGATATGGTAACAGTTACTGATAATGGTCGTGGTATTCCACAAGATAAAATATATGACGAAACCAGTAAAGAACAGATCCTTCGCCCAGTGGCTGCTTGGACTCGAGTAAATGCTGGTACATCTTTTGATGATGAACGAGTAACAATTGGTACTAACGGGGTTGGATCAGCCGCAACTAATTTTCTTTCATCAAAATTTACTGGTAAAACGTGGTCAAATGGTAATCAAATTATGGTTACATGTAAAAACGGTGGCGAGGATGTTAAAGTTACTACACGAGAAAAGAATGGCTCTGGTAGTGAGGTATCATTTGTAGCAGACTTTGATTGTTTTGAAACTGATTGTCTTGCCAACCTAGATACGATTGAATTACTAGAAGATCGTTTAATGAGTTTACAAATGGCTTTTCCTGAAATCAGGTTCTCTTTTAATAAGAAAAAGATTTCAGTATCTGATATGAAAAAGTATTCAGCATTATTTAATCCAAATGTAGTAATAGAAAAAACTGAAAATGTTTCATTCTTTTTTACAACATCAGAAGATGGTTTTAGAACAAACTCATTTGTTAATGGTGTAAATACTCGCATGGGTGGTACATATGTTGATTATGTAGTAAACGGTATTGTTGATGAATTGGTAACAATGGTCAAACGTAAATATAAAGTTGAAGTTGCTAAGAATACTATTAAAGGTGGATTAACCTTTGTATTATTTGCTCGTAACTTCGTTAATCCAAAGTTTGACTCACAAACTAAAGAACGTTTAACAAATCCAATGACCAATGTTCGTGAGCATTTTCAAGCTGCGGATTGTAAAGACTTTCAATTTTATGCTCGTAAGATTATTAATAACCCAGAAATTATTGATCCAATCATTGAGGCTCAGTTGGCTAAGAAAATTGCAGCCGATAAGAGAGCAGCCACAATGGCTCAGAAAAAACTTCAACGAGTTAAGGTTGCTAAACATATTTCAGCAAATCGAAACGATGCCACATTAAAAATCGTTGAAGGTGATTCGGCGATGGGTTTCTTATTGAAAGTAAGAGATGCTAATAAGGTTGGTGCATATCCTTTACGAGGTGTTATTATGAATACATGGGATATGAAACCTGCTGATGTACTTAAGAATAAAGAGTTATCAGAATTGGTTAATGTTCTTGGATTAAATATCAACGATCCAAATAGTATTGATGATATGACTTATCAGCATATTGCCACACTGACAGATGCTGACCACGATGGCATTGGCCATATTAGTCCATTACTTATTGCTTTCTTCTATAAATTCTGGCCACGTCTATTAACTGAAAAACATGTAAAGATTACTCGTACACCGATTATGATTTCATCTAAAGGCGACAAGGTTGAATGGTTCTATGATTATAAAGCCGCTTCAAAATTTAAGACTGATAATCAAGCAGGTTGGAAACATCGTTATATCAAAGGCCTCGGCAGCCTCCAAGAATCAGAATATGATAAAATTATAAACCAACCAGTTTATGATGTTGTAACTGTCGACGACGCCTCTATATTCCAAATGATGTTTGGCAAAGATAGTTCTTTACGAAAAGATTATATGACGGCATAATTGGCTATTGACATTTAATTAAAAGTATTATATAATAGTATAGAATCAAAAAGGACGATACTTTATGAGTATATTAGAATTTACAAAAGATAACGTTGGTACTAATGATTATCCGATTAGTCACGTAGCAAAAAACGAATGGCTATCATTCGCGATGTATACAGTCGAGGCTAGAGCTATTCCTAATATGATTGATGGTTTAAAACCAGTTCAACGATTTTATCTTTATTCATCATTGCTAAATTCAAAGCGTGATTTCAAAAAAGTATCTGCTGTTGCTGGTATCATTTCTGATTATGGTTATCAACATGGTGAACAATCGGCAGCAGGTGCTGGTCAACTTATGGCCGCCACATGGAACAACAATGTTTGTTTAGTTGAAGGCAGAGGTTCATTCGGTACTCGATTAGTACAGGAACCAGGCGCTGCTCGTTACGTTTATACTCGAGTTCATAATAACTTTGAGAAATATATTAAGGACATGGATCTATCACCAGTACATGATGATCCTGAGCATGAGCCTCCTGGATACTATTTACCAGTGATTCCTTTGGTTTTAGCTAACGGAACCAAGGGTATTGCCACTGGTTTTGCTACTAACATACTTCCACGGTGCCCAAATGATCTCTCTCGCTGCGTTCGTGAATATTTGTTGAGTGGTACTATAACCAAGAAGCTTCCTGTGACCTTTCCTGAATTTAGCGGTTCTGTCACCTATGATATTGAAAATAAACGATTTATTGTCAATGGAACCTTTGAACGTAATAGTAAAACAGTTTTAACGATAACAGAAGTACCATACGGGTATGACCGAGAGTCTTATGTTAAAGTACTTAATAAACTAGAAGATGATAACGATATTGTTTCTTATGAGGATAAATGTGATAAGCAAGGGTTTAGATTTGAAATCAAATTAAAACTAGCTTCAGCAAATGCTTGGACTGATGAACGTATCATTCGTAAGTTTAAATTAACTAAACCATTATCTGAGAACCTTACAGTAATTGACCAACATGGTAAACTTCGCGAGTATGATGATGAACGAGATTTGATTAAAGACTTCTGCGAATTCCGTATGAGCATATTACAAAAACGAATTGAATTGAGATTGATTGAAGCCGCTGAACAAATTCGTTGGTTAAAAGTCAAAATGGAATTTATTCAAGCTATACTTAATGATAAGATTATATTTAAGGATCGCAAAAAGAAAGATGTAGGTAATCAAATCCTTGAGAATACATCTGCTACCAGTGATGATGTTGATCGTTTATTACGTATTAACATTATGAGTTTGACCAATGAAATGGTTAAAGAACTATCAAAGGATATTGTTAAAGCAGAGAAAGATGTTCGTTATTGGACTGCTACAACGCCGAAGAAACAATTTATGTTAGACTTAGAGGAAATACAATGATTAGTACATTTAGAACATGGTTTAGACCTGCTGCCAAATTAGAAGAAACACCTAAAAAACCTTGGGATAATATTTTAGAAACAGATGAGTTTAAAGAAACTGCAATGGCTGATAACTATATTCCTCAGGATTTTGAAATCGTTGATTGGTCACAAGAAGAAATGTTTGACCATATTTTAAAGCGCCTTGAGGAATTAGAATTTAAAATTGATAAGCTGCTATAATGTATTACTCAACCTATGGTAAACCAAAGAAAGTGTCAAATCCATTAATGGATAAGATGGTAGTATTTGCAGCCGATTTCCTAGAGATTAACGAAACGATTGAAATTGATTTTGAGGACGACTTTGACGAAGAGTGTGGTTATTGTAATTACGATAAAGAAGGTATTACTATAGGGATTAATCCAACATTGAGTAGAACTGAAATATGTAAAACTCTATTCCACGAAATGGTTCATGCCAAACAATATATTAAAGGTGAACTTGTTTCTGGTGTTGGACGTAAACCTTCACGTTGGTTTGGTAAACCAGTTAAAGGCGATAACTATTGGGATCTACCTTGGGAACGAGAAGCGTACGAAACTGAAGCTGCCATGTGGTCAATTTTTTCAACTGAAATACTAAAGAAAAGACTTAGATGATTATTGATGTTTATATTTCTGAAGACTCTGCCTTAAACGAACTCGCAGAAAAGTTTGTTAAATGGATATGCAAAGAATATGGAATACTACCAAGAAAGGTTTCTATTGAAGCTCACGATTTAGTTGGAAACAATGGAATGTGTTTTGATGAACCTGATGGCAAGTTTACGATATTGGTAAAAGACAACAGAGATTTAGGCCATATGTTTACTACGATTGCTCACGAAATGATTCATGTTAAACAATATATGACTCAAAACCTTGGAAAGTTATTAGATGAAAACTTTGATATGCCATACGCAGATCGTTGGTGGGAGGAAGAAGCTTTTTCAAATGCCATTCCATTAGTAACAAGATTTAGTAATTTAATTTCACTTTAATTCAAATTAGCTATTGACATTCCATGTCGAATCGGTTATATTAGAATCAACAAATAAGGAAATATACTAATGACTATCGAATTTA